TGTCATGGTTAATTCTCCAGTTCACCGACGAGTTCACCGCCAGTTCACCTGTTCACCTCAGTTCACTAAGCTGGTGAACCGTCCGCTAACACAGTCCCGCGGGTTTCCGACCCCGTGTCCTTCAGATGCCCCTAGGGTCCCCGGCGGTTTTCGGCGCCCCAGATCGGTGCATCACCCCTGTTCGCCCCCGGCGGGCGGGACTTCGCAGATGCCCAGCCGCTTGGCAGCCCAGCGTTCGTACAACCCGATGGAAACATCGGCACCGGCCATTGCCGTCAGGCAACCCAAGGCGCCCGCAGTCCAGATCGTCATGCCGGCGGCGATCATCAGCATCATCGCCGACACCCCGCAGACAATGCAGGCACCGGACCGAAGTGCCAGCCTGCGCAACAATGCCCAGCCCCGCGCCCCATCCTTGTCAGCCCGCCACATCTCCCCCGATACGCCGCCGACCAGGGCCAGGACGATCACTAACCATATCGGCATCTCTGCCAGCGCTTGTTGCTCGTTTGTCATCGCCAACCCCTAAACGCAAAAACCCGGCGCAATGGCCGGGTTTGGTGGTGGGTGCCTGCCGCACTCTGCGGTCGCACCTATCGAAGATGACTACTTTTTACAGGTCGATTCCGGTGGCAGCAACCCTGTTTTAATGCCACCCGGTGAATAAGTGGGTAACGCAGGGTGAACGCCTAGCGAATGTCGGTGAATACACCAACACGGCATTCTGTTGCTTCAGCGGTGTCCCATTCGTCCCACTTCCCAGAATCGAAGTGGGACGCCTGAGAGCGCCTAAATTCGGGGCTTCGCCCCACTGTCCTACTTATCTTTCTCCTTTCTCGTGTAAAGGAGGAAATTTAAAGAACACGCATGCGCGTGAAACGCGCGTACTGCTGCCCGCTACGCTTACACGGGCGGGAGGCACTTTGTAGCGGGACGGTGGGACAGCCCAACAACGACAAGGCCCGCACCTGTCCCACTGCATCAATACGCAGCGAGACAAGACGGGCCAGTGGGACAGCAACAGCGGGAGCAATGCCTGGGGTCACGCAGCCTGCCCCATCATCACGCCGAAGATCTGCAGATGCGCCTCATGCAAACGCTGGTAGTACGTGTCGCGACCACAACCGCAGTGGGCATACCGCAAGCGCATATCCACATCGAGCGTACAGTAATGCTCACACACCACCGTCACCAGCTCCGGCGCGAGGTGCTTGGTCACGATCAGTTCCATGTCCAACGAACTTTCCAGCGGCGCACGGAAGGCCCGCCGCCCCCTGATCAGTTGCCCATTGCTCTCCATCATCATCGCAACCATGTTCCCCCCAGCAAGCCCTCCTTTCGAATGTTCGGAATGCAGTTCCTGCGCCCACAAACGAAGCATCGAATCGATCTCCTTAATCAAAGCAAGGCTCCTCGAACGCTTCCCGCTGCAACGCCGACGCACCTCCCCACCCTGCCGGCTTCTTGTAAGCCCAAGGCCGCTGGCCACTCTTCACCAACGCCGGCAACCGCACGCGCCGCCAACCCAACCGATGCATGATCGCCCCGACCCGCATCTGCTCCGGCTTGCCCCAATGCCCATAGTCCAACTTCAACGCACTGGTCAGCACGTCACTGCCGGTGGTGGTCTCGCCAATCTGCGACTCTTCCAGCCAGGTCAGAATCGGCCCTTCCCACTCATCCACTACGAAGCGCTCGTCCTGCTCCTCGCCGAACATAGCAGCCTCATCCAGCGTCACCCACCAGAGATCGCCCGCGTCGTAGCAGAACACCGCTTCAGCCCAAAGCTGATCGCGCATCGAGCGCAACAACTCCAGATCCACTTTGGTACACGCCACCGGCCAATAACGCCGATTACCGGTCGCGTCCTTCAGGTACTCGTCCTGGTTGGTTGTACCCACGAACACGCACTGACGCGGCACGTCCATCGTGCGGCGGCCGTAGCTCTCGCGGTAGGTGTCCGTCGACGCGGAGAAAAACTGCTTGGCCTTGGTGCTCTCGGCCTTGTTGAAACTGTCCAGCTCACCCAGCTCGACGATCCACTTGCCCCGGATCGCCTGAAACCCGTCCTTGTCGCCCAAGGCAAATGGCGTATCCATGAACCACTCACCGCCGAGAATGCTCATCGCCGTCGACTTACCAGCGCCCTGCGCGCCCTCAAGGATCATCACCGAGTCAGCCTTGCATCCCGGCTTCATCACCCGCGCCACGGCTGACAACATCCAGCGCTTGCCAACCTTGGACGAGTAGTCGGTCGCCTTGACGCCCATGACGTCAGTGAGCCAGCTTTCCAGGCGCGGCACGCGATCCCACTCAAGCTTGCGCAGGTACTGCCGCACCGGATGAAACGCATGGTCATGCGCAACCACGCTCACCGCCTCGATCACATGCGACGCCTTGACCCGCAAGTTGTACTGCTGCGCGAGCCACTTCATCACCCGCACATCATCAATGTCCGCCCAATCGCCTGTGCCGCCGCCATATGGGGCCGCACGCAGCTTTACGATCTTCGAACTGAACGCGCTGTAGCTGATCACCCCGGCCCAGCGTTCGTCATTGGCCAGGATCAACTCGACGTTCTGCATGTGCGCAATCAACGCGCCGCTTTCACTGCGGGCCAGCATGTCCTTCCAGCCACCAGCGGCCGGCGGTTTGACCACCGCCAACACCTGACGACGCACCGCTTCCAAACCTTCCACGACATGCAGGTCGTTGAAGTCGGTCCACTTGGCCTCCCGCTCTCCGGAAAAGATCGGCGCGACCACCTGGCCACCGACAATCAGCGCCGCGTTGTTCGCTTTCTCTTCACCGGGGTTCCACGCATCGCCATTCGGCTTCGTGGTCTTCCAGTCATCATCTCGGCAGATGATCAGCGGGCAACCAGCGAAGCGCTCGCGCATGGCCTTGCAAACCACCAGCAAATTGCCCGCATCAAACGCAACAGCCACGGTCAGTGACGTGGCCATATGCAGGCTTGCGCCGGTCGCGTAGCCCTCACACACCAATACAGGCTCGCCCGGATCCGGGTGCGGCCCGATCAGATGGAAAGCACCCTCTTTGGACATGCCGTAAGGCCAATAGGACTTGTCCCGGCCGGTGTCCTCTTGCTTGGTCGGAAACACCACCTGCAGGCCGACAATCTCGTCACGGACATTGCTCATCGGCACCAGAAACGAACCGGTACGCGGCGCATAACGAACCCCAAAGCCGACAATCTGCTTTCGATCTAGATAGTCGCTACGGCCCTTTTCCGGCATGCGCTTGAACATCCCCGCCGCCCGGTTCGCCGCACGACGTGCCGCATTGGCCGAGATCTCGGCAGCCCTACGCTTGGCTTCTTCTTGCCGAGCGCGCATCACCTCACGTTCTTCAGGCGACATCCGGCCAGCCTTGACCTTGATCTTCTGCGACTCGCCCGAGCGCCAATCACCGAACGCTCCGAAAATCAGCGTCTCGCCCTTTTCCGTACGCTGCTCGTGAACGACATACCAGCCGTTCTTTTCCTTGCCTTTGTCCTGCGCGGTCTTACACCGTGTCAGCTTGCCAAACACCAGCGGCTGCGCAGGTTCAAGACCGTAATCGGCGAATTGCCCCAGAACCTCATCCAGCATGGCGAGCCCCCTTCAGTTCGTCGACAGAGAGGCATCCCACGCATTGCGTGCAGCCGGGCTGCGCCAAACGACGGGCCTCAGGGATCGGGTCATCACACGTTTCGCAGAACAGAAACGAATGCGCCGCCAAAGCGGGCTTGGCGGCGTTGCGAGCAGCGAGCGCTTGATCTATACGCTCTTGCACCAGGTCATTAGCGAAGTCAGCGATATCAGCCACGATCAACACCCCGCGTCGTCTGGTTGACATACGTGGCTCGGTTGAACATCCCCAGCAGCCCCTGAATCCCACGAAACACCTGGAGGCGAATCGCAGCCAGTTCCTCATCAGTAACAACCCCGTCGCCGATGCTCTTGGCCCAGGTATCCGCCAGATCCGCCACCTGCCGGAAGTAATCCGCAATGCCGGTGGTCAATGTCTCGGGCATGTCATTGGTGTACGCCTCAGCCAGCTCCTGCCAGGTCGTGTCACCGACCAACGCATGCACCGCATCCAGAATGCGGCGATCTTTGGTCAGCTCCAGAATCTCGCCGAACTCCTGAATGTTCACCGTATGGCTGGGGTGGGTTGGGGAAAGCTTGTGCTGCAGCGTGGTCGCATTGCGGCCGGTGGTGGCGGCGATGGCGGCGGCGCCACCGGGGTAGTCCCGGGCAGCATGGTAAAGCGCGAGATCGAGCGGCAGAACTTCCCGCTGCGCCCGGTCTAGAGAGCTCAGAATGATACGGCTCATGGCATTAATCCTTGTAAGTTGCCAGTGCCGCGCGACATGCAGTGGTGATACATTTGCCGCGTGGCTTGAAAGGGCCCAAACGCCGGCTAGATCTTAGGGATCGATACCGGCACCGTGCCGGGGCGAGCAATCCGTTGCTCACCCCTGGCGCAACAGCTGCCCTATCTGTGGTGGAAAAGGCAGCCACACCAAGGCTTCCGAGCCTTGGAAAAGCGCGATAAAGAGACGTGGTTGCATGTGGTGTGCCTACCTTTCTTCATCGCGACCCGACAGCGCTGTGGTGGTGCGTGTCAGGAGGAACTGGGCGACCTTTGGGTCGCCTTTTTTCTAACTATGCTGCTTTGGGTGACAACGTGTTTTCGGTGATATCGAAATGCTCCAGTACCTCGGCTAACGAAACCACCCCTTCACTTTCACGGGTTAGAGCCTTAATTAAAGAAACGCTGGGATCTTTGCTCGCATATTTGACGTGCAGACGCATGTAACTCTCGGCGATCCGGCAACGCTCGGCGTAGGCTGCGAGATCCTCAGAATTCAAACGGTTGATGTATTCACGCAGCTTCATAAAGTCGCCCTCCAAGCACCAACATTAACCTTCAAGGTTATCTTTTGCAATACCCACAAGGACATTCACCAGATAGGTTAATCCCGCCAAAATTGGTATATGAAAATCTCAGATACCCGGTTGCAAAATTTCCGAAGGGTCTTGGCGGAACGTAAGATCCGTCTGACTGACATCGCTGACAAGCTTGGCAAGGCACCAGCTCAAGTGAGTGCTTTTGGGGGCAAAAATCCAACCAAGGGCATTGGTGACCAAATTGCTCGTGAGATAGAAAAAGCACTGAACCTACATGACGGATATCTCGACATGCCGTATGGGGTAGGCGAATTCAATAACGCCACCCTGCTAAGTCATACAGGACGTAAATTGCCAGTAATAGGATCAATTGCTGCGGGTGCTTGGTGTGAAGCTCATGGTAGCTTCGACCCCAGAGATGCAGAAGAATGGATCGATGCGCCTGGCCCCGTTGGGCCACGGGCTTTTATTCTTCGCGTAGAAGGCATTAGCATGGAGCCTAAGTTCATGGAGGGGGATAAGATCGTAATTGACCCATCTCTTGAAGCTCTTCCTGGCCACTTTGTAGCCGCCAAACGTACAAGTGATCAAGCCGCTACGCTTAAACAGCTTAAGCAGGAAGGAAATGAGCAGTATTTATTCGCCTTAAACCCTGACTGGCCCGAACGAATAATTCGAATGAATGAAGAATGGACTATTTGCGGGCGGGCCAGATGGAAGATTTCCGACCTATAATTAAAAAAAGCGCCGCAATGGCGCTTAATTTAATAAATAGTCAACTTTTCAACAAGGGATCTCGTGGCAAAAGCGCCAACTCCCCGAGAAACAAGTATGTATGTATTACCGCAAGTTTTGCTTCCTGCGCATTAACATCCACATGTACACCCTTGCAGGTTTTTTCATAAATCGCATCCAACCTAGCAGCAAGAAACTCCAATTCCGAGCCAATTATGGCTTCGTTGCTTCGACTATCAGTTCGCTCAGACATATAGGCCAAGAGCCTATTTTTATACTGCTCCTCGCCAACCTTCCTTGCCTTACCCTTTGCATCCTTCCAATCAAGATCTGACGCAGGAAAAAGAGAGTCCGCAACCGTCATCAGTAATCTGCGGCACGACGTAAGTGCGGCTGTTCTCGACTCAGTCGAATTTTCTGTTATACGCTCATTGATCGCGACTATTTTTTCTGCAGCCTTTGGACAATGAGCTCGTACAAAGCTATCAATCTCATTTCTCGCACCTTCAAATATATCCTGCGCAGCGTCTCCCAATTCGAGCGCGAGGTACATATCAGTGGCGTAATTATGTAAGCCTGCAATTAATGATGCAAATTTAGCCTTATACCCGGAATAAGAATCTCTATTTGCTACTTGCAGTTTAATTTGGTTCCCCAGCATCTCCTCCGTTGCACTTTTTTCTAAGTAATTTTTAACCGAGCCTACGGCAACAGGAGAAAACCCATCAAGACTAACTTGCGCGCCATAAACCTTTGCTTCTATTTCCGGGAGGCTCATAGCACTATAAGTTCCCGCACCCTCATCATATCTACCTGAAGAAATGGCGTAAACCTCACAGCTACCTAATGTATAAAAACCAAATCCTTTAGGGTAACCTTTAGTTTCATAATCCAACCAAAGTTGAGCATCTGCATCACGCATTAATCTTGCTAGCCGCTTTGCTCGCATAAGCAATTTTTCGACTGACAAAGAGGATGATTCGAGATCATCAAGTAACGAAGCCGCCACCGAACGAGCCTCAGCTATCCTTGTGCTTTTTTCCGACATCCCCGACTCCGAGACTTACTATAGATTGACCCAAATAGGCATCATCATGACATCATAAAAAATTCGTTGATAGGTCATATTGAACCCCAACGAAAAAACTACCTTTCGGGTTGTTTTTCTTGACACAAATAACCCACAAGGTTAATTTTTGTTTCACTCTTCCACCACAGAGCGAGGCAAAAGCATGCACACCACAGCAACCCTGCACGTCCACCCGGCCGGCGCTGACCCCACCCGAATCTTCGAGATCCGCCGTCTAGCCCGCGAGAGCGGCTGCATGTTTGTCACCAGCAAACCGAAGCTGCAAGCTCGTATCGCAACCACCCCATTCGACCCGAACAGCGGGGGGCATGCGGCATGATCAAGTACAAAATCGACAACCGTACCCTGCAGTTGCTCAACGCTCAGGTCAACCTGACCGAGACCTTCAACCATCTTCTCAGGACAGCGCCCAGACGTGAGTGCCTAGCATTCCGTCTCAAGGTCGAACGCGGCATAACGGAGAGCACCTTCGTCGTCGAACTGGGCAGCGAACGCCACACGCTGACCCTACAAAACGACAAGAAAACGCACCTCAAGCTGGCCGACTTTATCGAAGAAATCGCCAATGGCCCGTTCGACGCGAGCAACACCACAGACCTGGTGCACCGTCCGCACGCCAGCCGCGAATATGGCCGCTTCGAGGTCTCAGACAAGCAACGAGTGCTCGAACTGGTACGCACCGGCGGCGTGCTGAGCCTCGACATGGGGTTCGACTACCCTCTACATGTAGCGCTGCACCGTACGCAATCGCGCTCGGGCGTCACCACCATCCTGAGCATCGGCAACAAAAGCCCGCACACCCGTTGTTTCACCGCGTACGGGACCGATGTCGAGATCTACGGCAAGGTTACCGAGTCCATCATCCACCTCGCTGCAGCGGCCACCCCAGCCGCGCACGCGGCATGAGGAGGACGCCATGGAACGCACTCTCGCCCAAGCCGCAACCGAACTCGGCCTCACCCGGCCCAAGCTCATCGCCCGCATGCGGGAAAAAGGCCTGCTCAACGAGAGGAATCTACCGGCCTACCCCAACCGCGACCGCGACTACCTGCGCATCAAGGACGGCCAGTGGTACCACGACCAGCTCGGCATGCAGTACAGCCAGTCGACCAGGGTGAAACAACCCGGCATCCGCTGGCTGGCCGAACAGCTGGGCATGGAGCTGCGTGTCATTCCGGCAGACAACCGTGACGTGGCCTAGGGAATACGCCCGCCAGATCATCGCCATGCGTACACGAGAGGAGCGCAACGCCGCGCTCCTCGAAGTGCCCGAACATCTGCGCGAGCTGACCAGAACCCACTGCCTGAACGCCTGGAACCACCCGGCCCGAAAACAACGCAAGGAGGCCCAACAGAGCCATGAGTAACACAGCACAAAACCCGCTTCGCCTACACCCGGCACCGGAGTCAGCCACCGTCGAGCTGCTCTTTCGCACCTTCGGCGACGTTCTGATCCCGCTAGACAGAGTTCGCGAACGCTACTTTCGCAACCTCAACGAGCAATCGTTCGCGGCCGAAATTAGCAGCGGCCGCATCCAGCTCCCCATCACCACGCTGGACACCAGCCGCAAGGCACCGAAGTACGCCCACATCCGCCACGTCGCCTCACTGATCGACATCCGAGCCTACAAGGCCGATGAAGACATGCAGCGACAGCAGGACGACACCAACGAGTAACAACCACAAACCAAACGGCTGCCACCACCGGCCAACGAAATTACCAGGAGCACACCACATGACTGCAATTCAAATATGCGCGCTGATAGCAATCGTCCTCATGACCGCCGGCATTTACTGGCTCGCCTACCGGAACGGATTCAACAACGGCCTCACCGAGGGTTATGCAGAAGGCTACAGCGAAGGCGTAGCCGTTCAGAGTGCCGACAAATCTGAAGAGATCCGCAACCTCACGCTATCGCTCAAGCAAGTTCAAAACAAACACAAGCAACTCCACGACTTTTACAAACGCGCCGTAGAAGCCGCGCAGCTTGGAGACCCTGCACGGATCACCCTGCTGGAGATTGCCGAGAAACTGCGGATAGCAGCCGAGACGTTCGCCGCCTTCCGCACGGGCAAAAAACTCGAACGCGAAACCCGCCTCCTCCGCGACCAAGCACTCGCCATGGCTGCCCTGCTGGAGCCGGCAGATCAGGTGAGCGCCGCATGAGCCAGGCCTATTCCCAATCCCAAACACACCGAAACCCGGCCCACGCCTCACCAGCGGCTGAAGAACCAACGCGCAATCGAACCTCGGAGGGAAGCGGCATGCAAAAGGACCAGCACAACACCCAATCCCCGACCGCTTTGCTCTGCGAGAAAGCTAGCGTCGACACACCAGAAACAAACAGCCTCTGCTGCGCAGCAGCAGGCATTATTGCTCCCTCCAGCACCACCACCGAGGCGCTTATACCCCACGAAAAGCTGCGCGAGGCAGCCACACCCAATGCAGCGCTAACCGCTCAAAATCGCCCGCCCGCGCAGCTTGCTCAGGGGTATAAACGTCCTTCATTGGAGGCCGCGTGAATGAGCTGGCTCTTTTCGCAGGCGCTGGTGGAGGAATACTCGGTGGCTGCCTCCTCGGCTGGCGCACCGTCTGCGCGGTTGAGTGTGATGCCTACGCCGCACAGATTCTGGCGCAACGACAGACCGATGGACTGCTCCCGCCTTTCCCGATTTGGTCTGACGTGTGCAGTTTTGACGGACGACCATGGCGAGGCCTTGTTGACGTGGTTTCGGGAGGATTTCCTTGTCAGGACATCTCGGTCGCAGGCAACGGCCTGGGTATCGCCGGTGCCCGCTCAGGACTGTGGCGGCAGATGGCACGAATTACCGATGAGGTACGACCGCGCTTCGTCGAACTGGAGAACTCACCACTGCTTGTGGGAAGAGGACTTGCCGTGGTGCTCGGTGACCTTGCCGAAATGGGGTATGACGCGCGATGGGGTGTTATCGGAGCGGCTGACCTCGGCGCACCTCACCAGCGGGACCGGATCTGGCTCATCGCAGAAGACACCCGTCAGACGCTGGCCAACACCCGTGGCGAGCATGGCAAAGGGATCCTCCCCTGCCGCACTGACTCGCCGATCCGGGGCCGACCGATCGAACGATCGCCTGGATCACGCCGTGATGGCACTGGATGGTGGTCATCTGAACCCGGAATGGGCCGAGTGGCTGATGGGGTGGCCCATCGGGTGGACCAGCTTAAAGCCATTGGCAACGGACAAGTTCCAGTCGTGGCAGCAACAGCATTTAAATTACTCTCAGCCACACCTAAAGGGGTAGCCTGATGAACACACTATATTTATTGATGGCTCAATATAACGGACAAGCAGTTATACCTTTAGATCGCGTATGCGTTGACTACATGAGTTTGACGGTTGAAAAGTTCAAACACAAAGTACTTTCAGGTGAAATTGATATACCTCTAATAAGATTAGGTGCTGAAAGCCAAAAAGCTCACCTAGGAGTACACCTGCAGGACTTGGCCAACTACATAGATAGACAGCGTCAAAGAGCAACAACCGAGCATAACAAACTCATGGGCAGACAGTAATAAATAAGGGCCCAACTGGGCCCTTAAGAAAATTATTCTTCTATCAATAAGTCCAGGGGGGTGAACGCAGAGGGTAACAGTTCACCTACACTCCATGAATGTAACGCACCATTTCCATCGTCGGTAACAACCGGAACAGATGCATCACAGAATTCAGCCAAAACTTGCCTGCAAGCCCCACATGGCGCAATACGTTGGCGACTCTTTGTTAACAATCCTACTGCATGAATCCTCTTGGCCCCAGCGGCTACTGCGGAATAAATCGCTACCCGTTCAGCACACATGGTCAATCCGTAGGAAGCGTTTTCGACGTTTACTCCCCCGAATTGTCGGCCTTGTTCATCGATCACCACAGCAGCAACAGGGAAGTTTGAATAAGGAGAATAGGATCTTTCCAATATGCTAAGAGCCGCGCTCAATAAGCCTTCCCAAATCACATGCGAGGGGGCCTCATCCTTCATAAAAAATCACTTCGAAAAACTAGATTTATTTTTACTGAGGATAGTGGAATCAAACGAATCGAGCATCGCTTGAGATCCAGTTTTCAAGATAAGCTCACGAGCTTGACTAACAATCGGATTATAAAAATCACCATCACCTGTGACTTTTAGCATTACGACATGCGAATCCTGCCAAGTCTCGACAGTATCTGAAGAACCAGAACTTACTTGATCGGTGCTGCCACGTACCAATTTGATTTCCATTTAAACCTCCACCTTTCTCAAGCTATCACCTCGAAACGCAGCCTCGAGGACAGGTGCAATTCTTGCATTAATACCCGCCGTAAGCGCGAGCAATGCGACCTTGCACTTTTCGCTGGTATCGTCCTGTAACATTTCTGGCACGTTTCCAAGACCATCCAGACTCAGCACTCCCACTATAGCACCTGTGTCACCATTTTTTATTGGGATGGCCACAACCCAAGAAAGGTCAGGGTGAATTTTCGCCAACTCTTCACCTGGCAAGGTATCACCACCCCAATAGCCAGAAGCCTTCTGAATCAACGCAGTGTCCCCGGTTTTATAAGCTCCACCGGTTGCGCCATGGTCAGCCTCAATACAAAGGTCATATTCTGGTGCAAAATTCATGTTGTCTGAGGCACCAGGCACCATTCTCAGCGCACCATCAATTGGAGCAAAAAGACAAATTCGCATCTTTGTGACGTCTTCGCTCAAGAGGCGGGCACCTTCCTGACGAAATGCCTGAATTTCAAGCTTCACCTTACGGAGAATATCGTCCGGTAGGTACGGGTAGGCAATGAATCTAGCCCAACGCTCAAATTTGGATGCATTCAACGTAGAGCTATGATCTCCGCTGTTCGCCGTATCTATCAATCTTGGTGATGTGTAGACAAATTGTGTCCCGCCCGAGTTCCCAGCCTTCAAGCGGGTTAGCCATCCGAGCTTTTGAGAAACCCACCCAGCCAGAGCAGCCACCCAATCCTCATCTGCTCGCTCATTCCGAACAGCCATAACAGATTGCTCGACCTCAAACGCCCTTTGCCAGTCGTAATCTAATGGAACGATGCTGCCGGTCAGGACAACACGATCATATTTGAGCTCACCATGCTCTCGCTGCAGCGCCTCCATCACTTGGAATGTGCCGAAACTGTGAGCAATCACGCTGATCCTATCTGCGCCTGTGATTCGCACCAAGTCCCGAAGCTCCTCCCGGATCGCTCGAACCCGACGATTGCGTGTCCATGGCAATAAAAACCTCAAAACATCAAACCACCCGTAATCTAGGTGATAGGGAATGAGGCCATGCTTCGCGAGGTAGGGAGTAATCTGCTTTTGCCACTTTCCTGTGGTTTGAATGCCATGGAGAGTCACAACAATTTTTGGTCTTCGAAACTCGATCACTTCAAATCCTCGCCATCCCGTGCACACACATTTGGGTCTACATTAGCATCGAATTGACATCATGCCGCAACACATCAATCCATGGCTGACAACGAGATTTTTTGTAACCAGATCCATTCATGGTATTGGTCTCCTCGCCCTCGAAGGTGTGTGTAGCGCCGTAAAGAATTCCAATCCCTATGACCGGACACGCTCGACACCCTCGGAATATCCCAGTCCATCTCAAACAGACGGCTCACACCTTCGTGCCTCAGATCATGGAAGTGCAGATCCTCAATTCCCAGCAGCGGGCACGCCCGCGTGAACGAGGCGGAAACGGACCTGGAGTTGTACGGAAAGATCTCCCGCTCAGTCTTGGGCATGCTATGCAGGATCGCCCAGGCCTCATCCGGTAAATGGCACCACACATTGTTGCCGATCTTCTGTCCGGGATTCTTCATGTCACGCACCAAGACAGCCTGTCGGGACTCGTCGAGATCATCCCAGCGGATCCGCGTAATCTCCTCCTGCCGGCGCGTTGAAAAGACAGCGAAGGCAATCATCTTCGGCATGTTGATCGACTCAGGTCGACGAACCTGCATTTCGGAAAAGTGCTCCATCAACTTGTTCAACTCGTCGAGCGTTGGCCGACGGTTACGCTCTTTGCTCTTACTTACCATGCCCAGCTTTCGCAACACCTTACGTGCGTCAGACATGGCCAACGGATCTACCTCGTAGCCCCATGCCGGCCTCGCCACGGATAGGACAGCGCCCAAGTGCGAGAGATCATTGCCAACCGTCTGCGCCTGGACGCCGCCGCCTTCCTTGCCCATCCGCCACTGTGCAAACTCCACCAGCTTCTGGCTGGTGAGGGCCGAGTCGTCGAGGTCGCCCAACCAGGTATCCTTGATCGCCTTCAAAGTCGCATTCTTGGTCTTGCCCAGCGGCCGGATCTTCTCGTACTCGTCCAGATACTGCTCGATCATCTTCCTGATCGTCACACCCTTACGGTTGGCGCGCTCAATCGCACCGGGCTCAGCCAGCTCCGTCTCACGCCGCTTGATCCAGGCTTGGGCGACCTGCTTTCGGTCGAAGGTTTGGCTTTCCTGATAAACTGTGCGCCCGTCCCGATTGATCCGTATCTGCGCCGTATAGGCCGTCGAGTTGTCCTTGCGCTTGCGTGATGTGATCGTGCCCATTTCCAGTTGCTACATTGCCGAATTCGCTTGCTACATTGTAGCAACCAACTTCAGAAAACAAGGAAAAATGGGTAAAAACCGCTGTATAAAAGATCAGTATCAATGAATTTCGAAAAACCTGAAGCGCCCGTAAACACTAGCCATCCCCGTTCCGAGCCGTCTCGCCGCTTCAGTGTGGCCCCGATGATGGATTGGACTGACCGTCACTGCCGGTACTTCCTACGCATCCTGTCGAAAAACGCCCTGCTCTACACCGAAATGGTCACCACCGGCGCTCTGCTCAACGGCGATCACGAGCGTTTCCTCCGTC